TACATGATCGTGCAGCTCTCGTACAAGAAGAACCGCAGCACCTTCAACGCAAAGGAATGGGTGATCAGTATCTACGACACACCCGGAGGCATCATGAACAACGACAAGAAGATGATGCGTATGCTAGAGGAGAGGCTGTACGGTAAGAAGTACAAGAGCAAGAAGCAGATCATGATCAAGAAGATCTTAGAGAAGACACCCCTAACACGTCAAAGTAAACAAGCACTGAAATGAGTTACGATAACATAAACCCCGATCACTACAAGCAAGGAGACAGAGAAGTCTGGAAGATGATGATAGACTGCTTTGGAATAGAAGCATACATTAGTTTCTGTCTGCTAAACGCATTCAAGTACCGAATGAGAGCGGGTAAAAAGCCCAGCGCATCAGCGCACGATGACCTTCAGAAAGCACTTTGGTACGAGAAACAAATGGAGGAGTTATGCAAGTAACATTCTTCAAAGACATTAAAGCGCCTGACGAGCCGCACCACGTTGATGTGACCACGGCGCTCAACCGCATACGTGATGGCAAGAGCAGACATCAGATCGAAGAGTACAGAACTTCGGGGGACAAGTCCCTCAAGAACAGCCTCCCGCTCGTATGCTTCAGCGGTGAGTTCACTCGCAGGGCAGATGATGCATTGTTTGAACACTCTGGACTCATCGTCTTGGACTTCGATCATGTGGACGTTAACGAGAGCAAAGGCTTTGTCGGTGCTGACGATCACGTCTACGCTTGCTGGACTTCACCATCTGGTGACGGGCTCAAGGCACTCGTCAGAGTCACCAACCCAGAGCGCCACCGTGATCACTTCCGAGCGCTCCGCACGTACTTCGAGAAGCAGTACAACCTAGAGGTTGACGAGTCAGGTATCAACGAGTCTCGTGCATGCTTCGAGAGCTATGACCCTGAGATCATTGTCAACCCATCGAGCCGACCCTTCGGTGCCTTTGCGTCTGAGAAATCAGAGAAGCAGGTAGCCGAGGTTACTGGTGAGTACACAGACTACATGAAGCTCAACCTCGCTGCACGTATGATACGTCAGGCAGAGGATGGGCAGAAGCATGCGACACTTGTCAAGGCTGCACGTCTCTGTGGCGGGTACATCGCTGCTGGTAAGATGGAAGAACAGGAGGCAGTTCGAGTGCTGCTTCGTGAGATAACCAAGCGTGACATCGACGATGAGCAACTCGCTACACGCACCATACGTGACGGTATCGAGATGGGTAAGGCTGACCCCTTGCGTGACACCATCGACGCAGAGCATGACGCACAGCGTGAGCTACTGATCAATGACGGTGACATGTCGTTTGTCTCATCAGATGATGAGGACTTCCGTTGGATTGATGACTACGCACAGGGTAAGATCGAGGTAGGGTTGGATACTGGTGACGAGAACTTCGACCAGTACTTCCGCTACAAGAAAGAGTTCCTCGTGATGAACGGGCATAGCAACGTGGGTAAGACTACAGTTGCACTGTACCTCATGGTCAACTCAGCTATCCGGCACGACTGGAGGTGGGTGGTTTACTCCTCGGAGAACAAGACTGCCTCCATCAAGATGAAGCTCATGGAGTTTGCCTGTAACAAGAAGGCTGGCATGATGTCATACGCCGAGCGTAAGTTCGCATACAGATGGGTGCAGAAGCACTTCACTGTCATCAGCAACCGTGAGACCTACACCTACACAGACATCATCGTCTTCTTGGAGAAGATCATTCGTCAGCAGGATGTGGATGCAGTTTTCATTGACCCATACAATTCACTCAAGGTGAACTCCGGTAAGGTCAGTGAGCACCAGTATCACTACGAGGCAGCATCGGAGATGCTAACCTTCAGCAACAAGCATGACGTTGCAGTGTGGCTCAATGCCCACGCAGTGACTGAAGCTCAGCGCCGCAAGGGTGACGATGGTCTGCCAGTAGCACCATTCGCTGAGGACACCGAAGGTGGTGGTAAGTTTGTCAACAGGGCAGACTGCTTCATCACCATACACCGTAAGGTCCAAGCGCCTGACAATGACGTGAAGCGTACCGCAGAGATCCATGTCCGTAAGGTGCGTGAAACGGAGACCGGAGGCCAGCCTACACCGTGGGATGATCCTGTCAGATTCCGCTTCAATACACAGGGTACAGGCTACCGTGTGACCAGTACGTTCAAGGAATTGTACGATCCAATCGAGCACATTCCGGATGAGCAGATGAGGATTACCATGGAAATGGAGAACTTTTTCGACGATTAAAACGTAACTTGCCTTTATGAAGAGACGAAAGGCGGGAACTACCCGACGAAAGTCTGCTAAGAAAAGGCAACTAGGAAAGTACAAGAGCGGATTAGAAAAGAGTTGTGCGGACTTGCTTAAAGAAGCAAAGCTTCCATTCAACTACGAGGAGAAAGAGTATGTCCTCATAGACAAGTTCAGGTTTGAAGGCGTGTACCACAAGATGACCGCCAAGAAGAAAACTCTTACCAACCGAAGCAACAGCGTGGTGTTACCCATCAAGTACACACCTGACTTTGTAGCCAAGGACGAGAGCTGGATCATCGAGACCAAAGGGTATACACCTTCACACCACGACTTCCCCATGAGGTGGAAGCTGTTCTTGAAACACCTTGTTGAGCTAGACGAACCACTACCAATGCTGTTTATCTGTAAGAATACACAGCAAGTTGTCGAAGCAATAGAAATAATCAAGAATGAACGATCTAAGTGAAAGGCTGTTCTCCGCATGCAACCGCATGGGGCAAGCAGTTACAGAGTTCTATGATGAGATCCACCCTGAAGGGGAGCCGGATGTCAGCATGGAAGATCTGGGACACCTCATCTCCGACCTGAAATACTACATCAGATTAGAGCTAGACCTAGTAAAAGAACTCTTCAAAGAGAGAGAGGAACTGGCCTCTAAAGATGTCGAAGATATGACGTAAATTAGTCGTCCCTTTTTTCACAAAACTTATGACTCAGAAACAAACTATCCCTTGGGGAGAGGTGGGCTACCCTACCTTCAAACGTACCTACTCTCGACCGTTGAAGAACGGCAAGACAGAGGAGTGGGAAGACACTGTAGAACGTGTAATCGAAGCTTGTAACAAGCAGCTAAAGTGTGGATTCAGTACGCAAGAACAGGACAGCATCCGTGAGATGATGCTCAACCTGAAGGGTACTGTAGCTGGCCGCTTCCTGTGGCAGCTTGGCACCAAGACTGTTGATAGGCTTGGCCTACCATCATTGCAGAACTGTGCCTTCACTGTAGTGGACAATCCAGTTCGCCCATTTACTTGGGCCTTCGAGATGCTAATGCTTGGGTCCGGCGTAGGATTCAACATCCAACGTGAGCACGTATACCAGTTGCCCAAGGTGAGACGTAAGGTGAAGGTCACTCGTCTGGATGAGAATGACGCTGACTTCATTGTGCCTGATTCTCGTGAGGGATGGGTGGAGCTTCTGGATCGTGTACTCAGAGCAAGCTTCGAGACCGGAAACAGTTTTACTTTTGCTACCCACCTCATTCGTGGTAAGGGATCTGCGATCAAGGGATTTGGAGGCACTGCCTCTGGCCCAGAAGATCTGGTGTGGGGAATGCTGGAGATCAACCGCATCCTAAACGAGCGATCAGGGAAGCGTCTGCGCCCTATTGATTGCCTCGACATCATGAACATCATCGGGAAGATTGTAGTGGCAGGAAACGTCCGCAGATCAGCTCAGATTGCTATCGGTGATCACGATGACTTGGAGTACCTGAGAGCTAAGCGCTGGGACTTGGGTGGTATCCCAAACTGGAGAGCCATGAGCAACAACTCTGTTGCCTGTGAGGACATCACCACTCTGCCCGATGAGTTCTGGGAAGGGTACAAAGGTAACGGTGAGCCATACGGCTTGATCAACCTTGCCTCTTCACGCATTCAAGGGCGTACAGGTGAGACCCAGTACCCTGACCCTGACGTGATGGGGTACAATCCCTGTGCTGAGCAATCACTTGCCAACTTCGAGACCTGCTGTCTGGCTGAGATCTATCTCCCAAACATTGAGAGCAAGGACGAACTCAAGAAAGTTGCTACCTTATTGTACAGAATCAACAAGCATAGCCTCGCTATCCCATGTGCTGTCAAGGAGACCGAGGATATTGTACACGCTAACATGCGTATGGGCATTGGTGTGACAGGATACCTGCAAGCTACAGATGAACAACGTAGCTGGCTGTCAGATGTATACGTCCACCTTCGTGCATACGATAAAGAATACTCTTCTCACCATGATTTTCCTGAGTCCATCAAGATTACCACAGTTAAGCCCAGCGGAACGCTGTCTCTGCTTGCTGGCGTTACTCCCGGCGCTCACCCCGGATACAGCCAGTACTACATTAGACGAATCCGAATGGCGGCAGATAGTGAACTTGCATCGGTGGCTAGGAACAATGGGTATTTCGTAGAGTATGTAAGAAATTTTGACGGCACAGAGGATCACTCTACTGTCGTTGTCGAGTTCCCCTGCCAGTTCCCTGCTGGAACTATGTTCGCTGATGACATGACTGCCATCGACCAGCTGAACGTAATCCGCAAGCTGCAAGCAGAATGGAGCGACAACTCAGTATCGGTGACCATCTACTACCGAAAGGAAGAGCTCGACGCAATCAAGGCATGGTTGGATGTCAACTACGTGAACACGAAGTCTGTCTCCTTCCTCCTGCACAGCGACCACGGGTTTGATCAGGCTCCTCTGGAGGAGATCACCGAAGCTCGCTACTTGGAGATGAAAGAGAACGTGACTCCGATCACGTCACTTGACAGCCTTAACATGGATGACATTGACATCGCTGATTGCGATACAGGAGCATGCCCAGTAAGGTAGAACAAATGGAGCTGTTCGCAGAGCATGAGTGCTACTATTGTGGTGCTCATTGTTCTGCGAGCTACTGCTCTGAGGAATGTTTAGATAAAGACTTACCGTTTTGAAACGGATAGATCAGTGCTGGGTTAGCCAGCTGTATCATGGACTAATAAAATAGTATGGGGGTACGGAAACCGTTCGACAAAGACTTGTACGAGAAGTACGATGAAGCAGCGAAGGAAGCAGCTAAAGATGCTCTCCGCAAGAAAGGTTATGCCGTGTTCGACAACCCTGATAAGTATGCCCAAGACCTCATCGCTGAGAAGGATGGGAAGCAGTTTCTTGTAGAGACCGAGGTCAAGATCCTGAGGCACTGGGATGGCATGAACTTCCCGTATGACACAGTGCAGCTTCCAGAAAGGAAGAAGAAGTTCTTCAAGAAGAGGACGCTGTTCTTTATCTGGAATAAAGAGCTGTCACACGCAGTCACGTTCTGGAGTGATGACGTTAAAGACCTTGAACCAGTTGAAGTCCCCAACAAGTACAGGTACAAAGGGGAGATGTTCTTTCAGATACCCATCGGCAAGGGTCACCCCGCAACAATCATCAAGCGTTAGCGCTGTCGATTTCTTTTACTTCGATCCCTTACGGGTTGAGCCTTGGCGCTTTCCTGACGGTGACGATCCTGAAACAGACTTTGGGATCACAACATTACCGGAAGCTCTCAACTGTCTATCTTGCTCAGCCCTTAGCTCTTTGAAAAGTTGATCCATCCCAGATCCAGTTCTTGCTCTCGCCTTAGCGTTTGCGGCCTCCCGTCTCTGCTGCTCTGCGGCAAAATCATCAATCCTCTTACTTCTTGCGTCTAGGCGCTTCCCAATCTTGTCAGCTTTAGCAGCTAACTCTTTAGCCGCTTCCATATCACCAGCTTCGAATGCTTTCTCCGCTCTTCTTTTAATAGACTCAACTCTTTTTCTGTTGAGAGGAAGCTCACCGCCGTCATCGTATTTCTTTATCGGCTTCATTTATCTTTCTTTACAGATGCGCCATAGTAGTACGCAAAGATATTCCCAATCACTACACCTTCAATCATACCCATCAGGTGGATGAATAGCTCGTTCTCACGCACAGATTCGATGTATACGACAGCGTAGATCGTGAACAGGAATGACAGCAACCCTACCATTCCAGTAACCATCATCATCCAGTCTACCTTTCCGGTAGCCTTCACCACCTCTACCTCACGCTGACGAGCAGATGCACGGTCAGCAGACTCCAGTTCAAATGCCATCCTAGCAAACTCAGCCTTCTGTGATGGCTCTAAGTCTGGATCACCTTGAATCAGGTTCTTTACTACACCAAGAGCCCCTTGATCTGGTAGCAGATCTCCCACTACATCAAGCACCTTGGGAGCGTTGGTCCCTAACCACGCCCCCAGTTTAGTGTCCTTAAACTTCTTCTTATTCTTCTCCATAGATTTCTTCGTAAAGGTTTTGGAATGCATCCAGTACTACTATCGAGTAGTCTCTGAACCTTGGTCCGTCCATCTCCAGTGCGCTCTTGTAGTTCTCGTCGATCTCATCGAGCATTGAGAGCCTAGCCTGAGGAGTTGCACTGATGTACTCTTGCGTCTGGATCAAAGCAGTCAGATCTCTGTGCTTGCTGCTGTTGAGTGCCTTTGCGATCTCGATTCTATCTTCAGGAAGCAGTCTTCTGTAAGACTCAGAGTAGAAGTCTGGGTCATTGAAGAAGGTGTACTTTCTGCCAGTCTTCTTCTCAGCCATGAGCACTGCAAGCTTACCTTTTCTCCCTCTTGGGAATGAAGGCACTCTGTTCTTCACATCTTGGTAGATCTTACGGTGCGAGTACACGGTGTGGAACACTCCGGTATCCTCGTACAGACTATACAGTGCGAGGTCCACAGGATCACCTGATCCTTGGCTTGCCTTCGATGGGTCGAAGAAGTGGTAGACGATAGGGTTAGATCCCTCAGGGGTAGATGGGATTGGGTTACCCTTGATATCAATCCTTGGGAGCATCCCTTCAGTATTGAAGGTTCTCAGCTTGAGAGTGTGCTCGACTCTTTGGAGAGTCTGCTCTTCCCAAGTAGCATCCTTGTCAATGTTTGCAATAGGTGCGTACTCAGAATTGTATCTAGTCAGTGATGCAAACTGGTTCGGGAGGACAGAAGCAGATACTGCGTTAAACATTGTACCGAAGTATCTAGCCACTGCCGACTCCTGTTGCTTTTCGTTGTTAGAGGCGAGAGCCTTAAGCAGTCCTTCCATCCCTTGCATGAAGGTCTGGTCAAGCATAGCTGATGTTGCAGAACTAGCGTCAACACCCAAGCTCTTTCTGATGAGCTCAGCTCCACCGAAGCTGCTAAGATCTCTGTTCTTCAGTTCCTCCTTGTTGGTTGAGGCAGCAACGGAGGCTAGGATTGCACCAATAACGCCAAGCCTTGGGTATTGAATGGTCAAGTCATCCTTGTGGTACTTGCCGTCATCCTCACCGTTGATGTGCCTTCTCAGCTTGCTTACGTTAATGGCCTGTGCGTGGAACGTGCCACCTCTGATGTTTCTTTCTTCATCATCCTCCCAGTCTGTAGCTCCTGTCATCAAGCCATGCTTGATCATGTAGAGAGCAGAGTGAATTGTAACGCCACCAAGGATAGCCTTCGCCAAGTGCTGCGATGCTTTTCTGCTGTCACCAGCTCTAGCATCTTTCAGCATTCTTGCAACTGCGTAAGGCGGCAAGCTAAACGTCAGCACCTCGTTCGCAATCGCAGCAGGTGTGTCAAGGTATGGCAGGTTTGCTGCTCTGAATATGAATCTAACAAAAGCCTCTCCATCGAAGAACTTGCCTCTACCAAAACCGGGGATCTTATTCATAGCCCCACCGATAAATTTAACCGAGCTATTGATGACACCTTTAGCTGCCTCACCGATAGTTGTTTCCTCTTGGAAAGTCAGCCTAGCACCTTCCTTTTGCGCTTCAAGAGCAGCCTCTTTCGGAGGGAACATCATGAACTGTCTCAGGGCTTCGCCTCTCAAGCCTCTAGCTCTACCCATCTCAGCCAATGCGACACCCTCACCAAACATTCTGAACGGTATATCGCCAGCTGTAAGAAGCTTGAAGTTGATGTTTGCAGGTATGCCTAAGACCCCTTGGAATGCAGTCTTAAGAACATTGTCTACTGTCCTCATTCTACCTGTGATACCGTCAGCATATATAGGGGTGTCACCTCTACCGAACAATTTAAGGAGCGCCTGAACTGGCGACAGCCCTCTCTCCATTCTCCACTCAGAGCGTCTGTCTGGGTCCAACCCCTCAACGATATCTTCTTTCAAGATGCGCCCAGCTTTTCTTGCATATCTAATGCCGTCAATGTAAGCCATCAAAGAGTAAGATCTCTTGTTCTTTGACTCTCCTCCAAGCCTGTTGATCACCGATTCGATTGGGTGGGCCATTGTATTGTATGCGATGAAACCAAGAGCTCTGAACAGGTTTGTCCCTACGTTCACTACGTGAGACTTTACAACCAGCAGGTTACCTTGGATATTTTGCTGAATAATTCTAGCCCAGCTACCCGGAACCATGCTATTCATAAAGGCATTCAGGTCTCGCTTAACGATAGCAAAAGACTTCTCTGCTCTCCTAAGCTCAGCCTCGGCCTCTTTGGTGCCAAGATTAGCAGCCTTCTCTCTAGCCTCCATGTAAGCGTCTTTCGCTGTGTTGAAAGCATTGGTCATGGCCTTCAACTTAGAGTCTTGTGCGTCAGACAGAAGGGCTCCGCTGTCGTCGATTTGCAATCGAAGCTGTTTGTACAGGAAGTCTGGATCAATATGCTTCAGCTCTTGCAGGTATCTCAGGATTCTACCCGCTGTAGTACCCATTGCCGCAAGCTCTTCCATGATAGCAATTGCATCCTGATCGGCTCCGTTATTAATAGCACGATTGATTCTTTCGATCCCTGCTAGAACAGCGAAGCTGTCTTCTTTCTTGAAGACCTGTGTAGGGTCATCACCCTTAGACGCTCTCTCCAAGCCAAAGTCACTCAGCTCCTGAACCAGTTGATCATCTGTCATGCGATCAAGCTCAGCTCTTTTTTCTGCCAAGCTTTGCGGCTTGAAGTAAGACTTCTTGTTGGCGAGAATCTTAGCTCTAGTAGGACTGCTGAATTTACCTACAGTTCTATCTACAGTGCCACGGATTTGATCACCCGCTCTTCTACTTCTTCTAAGTGAAGAGGCTTTCTGTCCCTGCTCACTATTCACCAGCTCTGTAGCTTCTGCGTTGGTCATACGCCCAACAGAAGCGGCAGCATCCACTGGGGTTCCATTCGCTTCAGCAAGAGCAGCAACGGTGTCAATAGCGTCTTGTCTGATCTCTGGATCTACATTACCTCTAGAAGCTCTTGACCTTCTTGGAACGCTAACCGACTGAACGTCAAGGTATTCTATCTCGCCTCGAAGGAGTACCATTGGTACACCTGAATCAGTCTCAATGATTGTTGCTTCGCTTGCTGACTTGATTGGTCTTCCTTCAACATCTGTAAATGCAGCAGCATTGTCTGGCTTGAATACAGCCATAACACCGTCATAGCTTACGTCAGATGGCTTGACCTCTTGCTCCTTACCTTGAATGTCAAAGATCCCTTCCTGAATAGAAGTAAGAGATGCTTCACTCTTCAGTGCGTTAACATTTAAGTTTACATCAGTAAGAACCTTTGTGTTGGACTTCTTGGCCCGCTTAGGTTTGGTTCTGCTTCTATAAGTGTTTGAGTCCTCAGCTAAGATCTTGTTGCCAGTAGCTGCTTGCCCTACATCAGCGGGCTTGAGTCCAAATACAGACTCAGATGCAGCAGCCTCTACTCGCTCAGTCATTTGACCTTGAGCTTCAGATTTTCTTTGAAGCTGAAACCCTGAGTAAGCTCCGTCATACATGACTTCTGCACCCATCTCCATAGATTCTCTGAATCCTTTAGTAAAGAAGCTCTTATCCTCTATAACCTGCTCAATAGCAGTGGCAAATGGAGTGTACTTAGATGAGTTTACTTTTCCGAAAGTAAAGATCTGATGGTCAGCAAATATCAATTGCATAGCCTCAGCGGGCTTAACCACTCTACCACCCTCTCCATTCCTTGCGGTCAAAGCGTCTGCCAAACCAACGATCATCTTATCAAGCTCAGCTCTGCGTGATGAATCAAGGTTGATGTCTTTAGCGTCAATGTAGATCAGGCTCTCTGCAATCTTAGTCTCCTCAGATCTTTGTCTGTAAGGAAGACCTTCGTCTTTTTTAGCGCCAATCTCAATGAGTTTTTGGATGACTTCGTTTGG